GACGGTATCATGCGTATGCTTGATAAGACCGGACTTCTGCACGGCTACAGCTTCAATAGTTGGTCTGATGTGATCACCTATGATGAAGCGTTTATCGAAGAGTGGCTGGCATCTGACCAGACCTCCCTTTATTATTCGCTTCAGGTAATGGGTGACACGCAAGACAAGACCAGTGCATACGCTGCATTGGATGAGTCAGAGGTCGATGATTACCTGGAGTCACTTCTTAATGACCCTGCTCCTGATTGTAATTGCGGCGAATGAACCCTTATCAAAAACTACTCTCACGTAAACGTACCTGGACTCCTGTCCAAACAACTGCTGGTCAAGTGCTGGAAGGTGCGGAAGAAACTATCTTCCGTGCCCTGGCAATTCGCCATATGGAACTTCCAGTGGGTGACTTTATCACTGATGCTCTAGAAAATGACGTACCGGATTTGGCGCGGACGCTCCTACTGTCTAATGTCAAAGACGAAGAGAACCACGACCTTGCATTGGGTTACATCGCCAATGCTCTTGGTGTTGATCCGCAAGCTGAGGAAGAAGCCAAACGTCTCCGAGACGCCTGGGTTGCTCATCCGGATCACACGATCCTCAAGGCACTGGTTGCCGAACGTGCAATTTTCTTTGTGCTCCTACCCTTTTTCCGTTTTACGGGCGATGCGGGGTTGAGGACTGTATCTGCTGACATTAGCCGTGATGAACAAGTCCACGTGGCTACAAATAGCCTGGTGTGTCGGGAGCTCAATCTTGATTGGAGTCCTTCTCTTGACAAGCTCCGTAAAGCAACTATCAATTGGGTAATGCAGCCGCTCAAGGCTAACAACCCTGATAAATATTTAAACAAAAAATTTTGGCTGGATTCCAGTGATCGCCTGATGTATGAAGGTAAAGCACCGGAGTTGGCTGATACCAAGCGTGCCCGTATGCCTGCATTCTTTGAGCACGCTAACCCTAACCTTCCACAGTATGCATAACCATGGGCGCTATTAGACGGACACATTTGGACCAACGACAAAAGAAACGTGACAAATGGTATGAAGATACAACTGCTAGCTTGGCTAGTATGCAAGAACAATTGAAAGCCTTGTCTGCTGCTCAACAAAATCTAAAAGTTTCTTCGTATGGGTTTGCTCCCAACACAAATAGCACTGCTACTATTGGACAGCAACAAGTTGCAAATGCAAACCTCCGGGTAAATTCAGACAACATGGCACCTAGTGCCAGGCGCAATATGAATAAGGCAGCTTAAAATGTCTACCCCCTACATACCTAAACTTGACCCAAGACGTTTGCTAGAGGAACTAGAAGATGTCTTTCCACCCGTCAACCCTTCCCCTGATACATCGTTAAATCAGATTATGTATAGAGCTGGTCAACGTAGTGTGTTGGAGTGGATTGAAAATCGACTTGATGAGGAGTTTTAATTATGGGCGCAGGACGCCGACAACATCACGCACAAGAACAAGCTAAACGTGATGCAGCTGCTGAAGCCGAACGCCAAAAGGCGATGATGGAAGAGCAGCAACGCGCAATGGAAGAACAGCTTAAAATCCAGCGCGAAGCTATGATGGCACAGACTAAAGCAATGCGGGAAGCACTTGCACCGGACATCAGTAAAACTGTTGGTAGCACCTTAGGTGGACAAAACGTTGGTGTCCGCACGTCTCGTTCCAGAAAACAAACTACAGCTAACATTGGTAAAGGTATTTCTTCTTTACGAATTCCTTTAAACATTGGTACTGAAACTGGTACTGGTCTTAACATTGGTTAATTAAATGAACGCTAAAAGCAGGTACGATCATCTATCTAGCTACCGTTCTCAATTTCTAGACACAGCGGTTGAGTGCTCAAAACTCACCATTCCTTACCTCATCCAACGTGATGAGTTCCGTGTTACCCATCAATCTCTCAAGCAACCTTGGCAAAGCGTAGGTGCTAAGGGGGTAGTGACATTGGCATCCAAGTTGATGCTGTCCCTCCTACCTCCTCAAACTACGTTCTTTAAACTTCAAGTTAGGGATGACAAGCTAGGTGCTGAACTTCCCCCAGAGCTACGCTCTGAGCTTGATCTTAGTTTTGCTAAGATGGAGCGTATGGTTATGGATTCGATTGCTGCTTCCAGTGATCGTGTCGTTGTTCACCAGGCGCTCAAACATTTGGTTGTTGGTGGTAACGCATTAATTTACATGGGTAAGGATGGGTTGAAACATTACCCACTAAATCGCTACGTTGTTGATAGAGATGGTAACGGTAACATCATTGAGATCGTAACCAAAGAACTGATTAACAAAAACCTTCTACCTCCTGAAATCATTAAAGAACCTCTGCCTACCATGGATGAGAGTTTCTCCCATGAAAATGATGTAGAAGTTTATACTCATGTACGGCTTGACAACAACCGTTGGTTGTGGCACCAAGAAGCTTATGGTAAAAAACTTCCAGGCTCCGATAGCAAAGCTCCAAAGGATGCTAGTCCTTGGCTTGTACTGCGGTTTAATTCTGTCGATGGCGAAAACTATGGACGGGGTAGAGTTGAGGAATTCCTGGGAGATCTTAAGTCGCTTGATGCACTCTCCCAATCCCTTGTAGAAGGCTCTGCAGCAGCCGCTAAGGTCGTCTTCGTGGTATCACCCTCAAGCACGACTAAAGCGCAGACGCTGGCGAAGGCAGGCAACGGTGCGATTGTTCAAGGCAGACCCGATGACATCGGTGTTATCCAAGTGGGTAAGACTGCTGACTTTGGTACCGCTATGACTATGATGCAGCAGCTTGAGCGTCGGTTGTCTGAGGCATTCCTCATTTTGAATGTCCGTCAATCCGAGCGCACTACTGCAGAAGAGGTCCGCCTCACCCAACTCGAATTGGAACAGCAGCTCGGTGGTCTATTCTCCTTGCTGACTGTTGAATTCCTTCTTCCTTATCTGAACCGCAAGTTGCTGGTTCTGCAGCGCAGTGGACAACTACCAAAAATTCCTAAAGATCTGGTTAATCCTACTATTGTTGCAGGAATCAATGCTCTTGGTCGTGGTCAAGATCGTGAGTCTCTCACTTCCTTCATCATGACTATTGCCCAGACACTTGGACCTGATGCACTGATGCAATACATCAATGCTGATGAAGCCATCAAACGTCTGGCAGCTGCACAAGGTATTGATGTTCTTAACCTTGTGAAGTCTATGGAACAGATTCAGCAAGAACAAGCTGATGCTATGCAGCAGCAAGAGGACATGGCTATGATGCAGCAAGCTGGTCAACTGATGAAATCACCCCTGGCAGATCCATCCAAAAACCCAATGGCAGGTGAAACTGTTAACGCGGTAATGGGTGAGGATGTCATTCCCCCAATGCAATAATTATGGCAGAAATTCTCTCTTACGATCCCAGTAACGATCCCGAAGTTGTCGGCGCTATGGAAGCCGACCAATCGGAATCCCTTGCCATTGGCGAAGAGATGATCAATCAAGCTAACGCTCGGTTGGCTGGAAAGTATAAAGATGCACAAGAGCTTGAAAAAGCTTACATCGAACTTGAAAAGAAACTTGGTTCACGTAATGAAGAAGAAACGCAAGAACCAGAAGTTAAAGATCAGCAAGAACCGTCTGAGTATTCTACGCAAATCGAAGCCATTAGTAGAGCTGCAGAAGAATTCAACTCGAAAGGTGAGCTGAGTGCTGATACTCTTGCTGAGTTTGAAAAGATGTCAAGCAAGGAATTGATCCAAGCATACTTTGAGTATGAACAAAATCTTCCTGCTATTGATGCTCCGCAAACTGCTGAGCTTACTCAAGCTGACGTCAACACGATTCAAAACTCTGTAGGTGGTGAAGCTGCTTATCAACAACTTGTTGGTTGGGCAGCACAAAACTTCTCAGAAGCTGAAATTCAAGCCTTTGATAACGTTGTTGATTCTGGTAACGTTGCTGCTATTAACTTGGCACTTGCTGGTCTTCAGGCACGTTACACTGACGCAAATGGTTACGAAGGTAAAATGATTCAAGGTAAAGCTGCAGCTCCTGCTGACACATTCAAGAGTCAAGCAGAAGTTGTACGGGCAATGTCCGATGCTAGGTACGATCGTGACCCGGCATACCGTGACGAAATCATGCAGAAACTTGCCCGCTCTGATCTTAAATTCTAATGAACGACACTAACATCTGGGCCAAAGAGCCACCCCTCATTATGACTGATCATCCCTACGGTGTCCCACACAACGAACGAGCTGAGCAGCTTAACGGTCGCCTTGCTATGCTTGGTGTCATGGCTGCTCTTGGCGCTTACGC